GGCAACAACCAATACCATTGACGGCTAAAGGGCTGTCAGTGGCCTTTAAATCGCTATTAAACCTATGGAGGGTCAAACAATGGCATCAGTAAACAAAGAAGGCATATATCATATCCAAGATTGGATTGACTCCAATCAGGACTATAACCCGCGAGTCTTTGACCTTTGGGCAAATGGCATAGCATCAGAGATAAACCAATGTGCAAGCCTTGACGATGATTTGCAAAGAAATAGCGAATTTATCTATGAAGTAGGGCTAAAGGACGCTAGGGGCTATGTAATGACCATAGCATTAGAGAAACAGCATTTTAACTTGGAGGGCTAAACCATGGCAAGGTTAAAGAGAAACGAAATATTAAACGAATTGGCAAGGCTTTACGATGCAGCAGCAAAGCAAGGCTGGGAAGATATTGCGGAAGCTATAGCCGTTGCAGAGAACACAGTCATATCAGACATAAACTTTGAAAAGAGGAAGGGCATAAAATGGCACAATATCAAATCACAGTAATAGGCACAGTCGAAAGAACTGTAATTGTGGAGGCAGACAGCCTTGAGTCTGCACAAAGCACCGCCGAAGGCGAATGGGCAGCATTGACCGGCGGCATCATAACAACAGCCGAGACAGTATCAGCTATAGAGATGGAGGGCTAGACAATGGCTAAAGTAGGTAGACCAAAGAACTATGAGAACATGCAACCATATGAACAGGCGCAGCATGACAGGCGCATAGCTATGGCTAACATGAGAGAAGACCAGCTAGAGGCAGTAGAGAAAGCGAGGGCTGCGCTGCTAGAGTTTGAACAGGAATGGTCAGAAAGCTATGACCTATACAACCCAGAAACGCCACGCGCATTGCAGATAGCGTTTTGGGCTATACACAACGCATTTCCAAAAGAGGAGTCATAGAAATGCAGCTAGTATTTCATCGAATCAAATTCACGACCAACATAGCAGACCAGACAACCTACAAAGACGACTGGCAGCTTTGTGAAACAAGAGACGAGGCAAGGCAGCAAATCCTTGCCTTGCAAAACATACACGGCGATAGCCTCGATTCATGGGGCATTGCTGCAATCACAGACTCATCAGAAAAAAGCTGGATAGAGAAATGATACCATCAGAACTTAGAGAAAGGCGCGAGTTTCTTGGCTACACGCAGCAAGCATTTGCTGAAAAGCTAGGGTTATCACGCCGCACAATACAAGCCTATGAACTAGGCGAGACAAGCATACCCAAGGTCTTGGAAATGGCCTTGGAAACAATCGAACTAGAGGAGAAATAGAAATGAGAATGAACATAGACTCTTGCATCAGAGATGCAGACATAATCATTTACGATTACCCAATGAAGGACGCCATGAGAGAGAAAGGCAAAGACAATGATAAGGGTAAGCGCGAATGGAAGTTTATAATAAGAAGTGACAGATATGGCTGGACTTGTAGAGGGCCAGTATCAGCAAGCAGTGACTTTGGTGACTTTGTATGCGGTGGCAAACCCAGCACAAGAATGCCAACCATGCTTGGCAAGTCTATCAAAGCATTGGACGCGCTTTGGATGGAGAGAAACGAGGAAAAATAAATAAAAAGGGGCTGGGGTGCTATGCTTAACAAGTTATGCTTAACAAGTTTGGCACCCTTTTCTTTTTGCAATAGGTACTTGGGTTGGCTCAACAAGTAATGCTTAACTTGTTATGCTTAACACCGCTAATGCGGATTATACAAAGAAGCAAAAACCTGTCAACCACAAATTTATAAAGCATTGAAAAGGAGGGTTTCACATGCAGATAATCACACGACAAGAAGCAAAAGAGAAAGGGCTGAAACGGTACTTTACAGGCAAGCCCTGCAAGCATGGGCATCTATCAGAACGAACCGTTCCAAACAAAAGGTGCATGGCCTGCCACAGAGAAAGGCAAAATAAATCTTACGTCAGGAAGCCACGCGAAATTAGTGCGCTGCAAGTTGCTAGAGACAGTGGTTTAGATGTGTACTTTGACGGGAAGCCTTGCCCGAAAGGCCACACATCTGGACGCAGAACAAGAAATACAATGTGTATTGATTGCGAGAGAGAGTACGCGCGAGACTATACAAGCAAAGAAACCAGTTCTCAACGTGAGAAACGACTATCTCATTGTCACGAATACAGGCGAAACCCAGACAACAAAGAAAAGATTTTGCAAACGCAGAAGAAATGGGCTGAAGATAATCAAGAAAAAATTATTGGGTATCACCGCAAATACAGGGAACAAAACAGACAAAAGACGAAGGAGAATAAAAAACGCTACCTAAAATCTAAAAAAGGCGCTGCGAGACACAAGGCGCTTAGTGTAGCGAGGAGGGCTGGACTAAACAGGGCGACACCTTGGTGGGTGGATATGGAGGAACTGGCCTACATCTTTGAAGAAAGAACTAGGTCAAGTGATATGGATGGAGTTTTATACCACGTTGACCACTACTACCCACTAAAGGGTAAAACAATCTGCGGCCTAAACGTACCTTGGAATCTACAAATCATTACGGCAGAGGAAAACCTAGCCAAAGGTAACAAAATGCCAGAGGAGTTTTATGGGGCTAATCACACAATGATTCCCGCACTAACATACACCATGTCTCAAAGCTAATCGTGGCTATGTCATCCTTATTAGAGAAAGCATCGTTGATAGCTGAGAGATACACAACGCAGCGAATCGGTTGCCGGTCAAACTTGTAAATGAGAACCGGCAGTTCGCCTGTCAAAGATGCAGCCCCGCACGTTTGTGACCACCACGCATCCTTATGAATATTATTGGCTGTTGTGTTTGCATACCGCTTGCACTCTATCAGCCACCCATCAAGACCAATCAAATCACCCTTGCCAGCCAGCCGGTACTGTTCCAGGTCACGCTTTACCTTTACGCCTAGCTGGTCATGGATTAGTAGAGAAACCTCGCGTTCAAAAGAAGCACCCTTGTTGCGTCCATTGGTCATATCCAACCTACCTTTGTTTCTGTTGCATCACCATCCCACACAAACCAAGCATAGGCAGTCGTACCATTGCCGCTAGGCTTTTCATCACCGCGCCATATGGTCAGGCGTTGAGAGAAAACCCAAACCCTAGCTGGCTTATAGGTGTCAAACAAAGCGACACGGCGAGAACGTCCTTCTAAAAAAGCAAGGCGTAAAAGCCAGCAATGCTTAACAGCTTTGAGAGAAATAGCTTTTTCAATAAATTTCTGGGCGTGTTTGTATGGCGGGTTTGTTACTATGTTTGGTGCAAGCAGCTTAGACTCCATCATAAAATCCACGCCAGATTGACCGTACCCATAGTCGTTTAGGTCAGTGCTGATGACGTTATGATAATGTGAGAAGGGTTCAGAGATAGCACCATTGCCGCAAGCTGGTTCCCACACATCACCGTCAAAACTTTCGACATCCATCAACCCTTCAACAGCAATCAAAGGCGTAGGATAGAAGTCATCCTTCTGCCTATCCCTCACTGTTCAAACTCTACATGGATGAGAAACTCGGCTGCATCTTCTTCATGCACCTCACCGTCACCGTCACAGAACTCACAAGTCTGCATGATACCTTTGATAAAGCCACCATTGGCATGGTCAATCACCTCGACCTCAACCTCATATTCACCAGCCCCGCCGCAATCAGGGCAGTTAACGTAGTCGCTGGCTGTGGTGTTGTTCGTAGAAGTCATTAGCTTTTACCTTTCCATCAGTTGCTAGAGAAATACGCCGCATAGATTCGGGCGTAGGGAAACGCTGATTAGATAGTATGCGAGACACAGCAGAGACAGACAAGCCAGCTTTCCAAGCAAACCGCCGCATGCTAAGTCTTTGTTCTCTAATGTAATCCTGTAAATACATGCAAACACCATATATCAGTGTTGACAGATTGGCAATGGGTTGGTAAGACAGTTCTATGGAGGGTCAAATGAAACGTAAATTAACTGAAGGCGAACAGTACGCAGCGCAAGCACATATGGCAGCCTTGGCTTTTATCAAAGAAGATAAAGAAAAACAGGTTGTTAGATTATTAAAAGAGATAGCTGGTTTAGAAAAACAGTACGAAAAAGTAAGCCATAAAGTATTGCATGGCTGGGAAAGGCTCACAAAATGACTGAGTACACAATCCCAGATTATCGAAAAGACTTCGGCTGTTACCACAACAGCGCATCAGGTGGTACGCAATCCACTTATGAAAACCTGTTCAAACTTTACATTCGCAAAGAATACAAGATGCAGTTTCCTATGTCAGCCAGGCCACGGGCAGGGCAGATAGTACAGCAGGGCTGCGACCATTACTTTGGGCTGCATGATTACTCGCCCGTCAGAGGCCAGCAAGAGGGCTTGACACTAGGCGAGGCAGTAAGACATGCCATGACAGAGTATATGGAATACAAGCCTATTAAATGGGATGGCGGCAAGGACATGGAAGTCTTTGAGGCTTGCAAAGAAGCTATCCCAGAAATGATAGGCCACGCAGTCAGAGGCACTGAAGAATACTTTGGCAAGAACGTGGAGATGGTGGGCGAATACCAGCGCGTATTTAAAGATGACAGGCTAGACATACCTACCATTATGTTCCTGGATTACGCTGATGACACAAGACAGATTGACCTAAAGTGTAGCCTGCCTGTAGCCAACCCGCCCAAGAAGGATGGCACAAGAACCTGGCGTACACCCAAACCAAAGACAGAACCCACCTGGAATCAGGTAGCGCAGCAGGCAGTGTATTGGAAAGGCACTGGCCTTGTACCAGCTTTGCTGTTTGTTACTGGTGAGGGTTATCACTTATGTACACCTGATAACTGCGACATGCTTAAACCTGATGCTTTAGAAGAAGCGTATGAAAGAATAGCGCAGCGTTGGTTGACGATACAAAACCTAATGAAAGCTGCTAATGGCAACTGGAAAACTCTGTTTGGCATGGTTGCACCTGACTTTGCAGAGATAGCCCAGCGGCATGGCCCTGAGATACTTGAGATTGCCAAACAAACCTGGAGGGTGGAATGAAAGTGCCAACTTGGGATGAGATAGAAGTAGCGTTGAGGATACCAGAGGTAAACGTCAAGACTGACGCTATGGGTAGGGTTATTAGGAAAAAAAACTATAGCCAGACTAAAGTGAACAAGGGTTTTAATGTTGGTAAGCCGAAAGGGAAGGGTAAGTATGATTAAGATGGAGATGACTAAGGATGAGTTTCAAATGCTTACGGTGTGGTCAAAGTATCACTTTTGGGATAGCACTGAGAGTTTTACAGACGATATAGATATTGATGAATTGCTGGAGTGGGCAAGAAGTTGCCTGTTAATGGCTAGGCTTAAATCAATAGCTGATAAAAACAATATATATTTTGGCCTTGATTCACAATACTGCGAAGATGCTGAAGACAGCACAAAATTGAAAGTCGTAACACAATTTGTTCAGCATTATTCTGACCAAATTACTAACACAAAGGATGTGCTTAAAGGGGCAGCCGCATCAAAGAAGCTGGAGAGGGCAAATGACTGAGATAGAACAGGAACATGCGCAAGCAATCGACTTTACGCAAGAGAGATTGAACCGCATCGAACGAGACATGGCGCACATGCAGAAAGACTTGGATGAACTCAAGACTATGCTTGCGTCATTTATGAAAGCGATTACTGACTACAATGAGGAGGTGAATGACAATGACTGATTTAACACAGGCAATGACAGTCGTGGCTGATTACTATAAAGACCACGCTATCAAGCAAAAGGGCGGCAAGATGTATCTACAAGTGGTGCATCGTGTCGAGGCGTTCCGGCGTGTGCTTGGTGCAGAGTTTGGTATTGACACCAAGATTATCGTGGATGATGGGCATCGCGTTGTCGTCAAAGCTATCGTTACAAACAAGGATGGCATCACTGTTGGGTCTGGCATGGCTGAAGAAATAAGAGGGCAAGGCCATGTCAACACAACTTCTGCCTTGGAAAATGCAGAGACATCTGCTATAGGCAGGGCATTAGCTAGTCTTGGTTTGTCTGGCGGTGAGTACGCATCAGCTAATGAGATGGATGCAGTGCCACGCAAGGCAGAGAATATTGCACAGAATCAGACGGTGGCTGTCGAGAAAAAAGACCCTCCAAGTCAACAGTCTCCGGCCCCGTCTGAGCCACCCAAAGAAATGACCCGTGAAGAACTTGATGAGAAGCATGACAAGGGCGTGTGGCAAGACATGAAATCACGCTTGCGTCAGATGAAGCATGTCAATAATGTTCATACTCTGTTTGAGGATATGAAGCCTAAAATACAGGAAATAAAACAACGTAATCCAGAGGCAGCGCAGCACATTGTTAAGCTGTTCCTTGATGCTGAAGATAAACTTACAACAGGAGAAGCCTAATGGCCTTGAGAAAAATCACAACTATTCGCTGCTTTGCGAATGACCCAGACAAGAAAGCAACCCATAGCAATTCAAACTGGAAGCCCTATGTAGGCAAGGAACCAGGTGATGTTGTTCTAAGCAAGGACACACGGCATCAAATCTCTGTCTTTGCAAATGAGGATGGTTCTATTGATGTAAGCATCAGTGAACGCATTGCAGAGGATTACACAAGCGGTGAAAGCATTGCTGCTAACGTAAGACAGGGCGGCATGCGTAAGATTGCCGAGTCAATGGAAACACCAGCAGCACCTAAGCCACAGATGGCACTCGATGATGAAGTCCCTTTCTAATCTGGAGACTGCCTTTCATGCTTTAGACCATTGCAAGGACATACTCTTGGAACGGTCTAGGTATGGAACGGTAGGTGATAACTTCCGGCAAATCAGTGAAATGGGGTCTATGATTACAGGCCACAAGATGACTGAAACACAGGTCTGCGCCTTTATGATAGCCGTAAAACTATCTAGGTTATCAGCAAAAGATGAGTTTGGTTTAAACTGTAACCACATAGATTCATTCGTAGACATCATAGGCTATGGCGCTATTGCTTTAGAACTGCTGGAAGATGGCAAAGAAAAAAGTTGATACAAGGCAAATACTATGCAGCCTCTGCAACAAGAAACACTACATCAAAGATGGCGGGTGGGTTGTTGCTGGTGATAAGAGGATTTATTGCCACTCATTAGAGGGAAGCTGCCTAGTAACTAAACTGAACCAGGAGGGTCAAAAAAATGGGAAACGTAATTCAATTTCCGAAATGTGGAGTGAAATATAATCCGGCAAATGGTAAGTATTGGGATGTTTATTGCGGTGAACTGGATGCAAAACAAATTGAAAGGATTGTGCTTTCTGTAAGTGGTTATGAATTACAGTCATTACGCAGGCAGAATCGCAGGGCTGAATACGTTGATGCACGGCAACTATTTGTTTTGTTGTGTATCAGGCACACAAAGTTTAGCTACCCAACGATGGGTAAGATACTAGCCCGTGACCACAGCAGCATTATGCACTTAGAAAAGCGCAAGGTATCGACTCAACTTAGGGCGATGTTACGAAAGTCGCGAAATATAATTAAATACTTGCACTACAAACCCGATTTCTGATTACTTTTTCTTAGACTTCATAATCTTTTTCTGTAAAGCGGTAGGCAATGTCTTCTGCTTTGCAGTCAAGCCCTTTCCTTTAGCGGCTTTCTTTTTTGCTGGTCGGCCCATCTTTGAACCGTAAGTTCCTACACCCATTGGCATTTAACAATCCCACTTCCTTAATGCTTTGTTGATACGACTATTCGGGTCACGCGCTGTCTTCTTACTTGTCAGCTTCTTCTTCATGCCTTTCATTCTAGCACAAAAACTCTTACGCCTAGCTGCTGCTTTAGGCGATTTCTTTGCCTGCTTACGAGATACAGGGGCTTTTAGATTCATACCCTGGCGTTTAGCAGATGCACGGCCTTTAGCGTTTAAGCCACCTGACTTACTCTTGCCTGCTTTACGCTGCCATGCTGGTGACTTAGCCATCTTTCTTTAGCCCGTGGGTATACCCGTCTTGCTTGTTATATGTAAGCGACTCACCTCTACCGCCTTCAACGTAGCTACAATGTATCCAGCCAGAGTTGCCGCCAGTATAACACTCAAGAATAAGCTGGTCATAGTCTAGGTTGTCCTCAATCCATTTTGCCAGGTCATAGTTATCTATGCCAGCTACCTCAAAGTCTGCTGCCTGACCTTTAGCATGTTGACTGTCCAAACTACTGCCAATTGCAACGCATAACTCTGGGCTGCGATAACCAGATGACACTAGAAACGAACCAAACTCATCACGGATAGGTTGCAATATCTTTTCGCACAACAGTTCCATAGCCTCAATGTGATGCAGTTCTGGGGCGTTGGGAATACCCTTGCGTTCCGCAATCTGAGACTTCACCATTTCTTCCAATGAGAAGTTAGGAGACAACGGGAAGGTCATTTCTTTTTCTTCTTTGCTGTCTTTGCTGACTGCTTAAAAGCCTTTGCTGTCGGTGCGCCTTTGGTTCCAGGCTTGCGCATCTTCTCACCAGACCCAGCAGCAATGCGTTTCTTTTTTGCATGAATGTTTGAATATAATCCGCGTTTCATTTTGTCAGCCCCTTTGATTTTTCAAAGCTACGCATCCCGCCTAGCCCAAGCATACCTAATAATACAGTCATCAGGCTATCCATGTCAAAAGATGGATAAGCTACAGCCTCTATGCCCATGTATGCAGTCACAACATCAGCAGTCGGGAAGATAAGGAAGTGTGCAAACAAAGCCAAGCCACATGACCATCCCACAAAGGGTCGCCAGCCTGACACAAAAACATTTCTCGACTTGGCTTCCTCAGCATTTACAGCTAACTGGCCCTTGGCTAGTTCTTGCGCGTGACGTTCAGCCATTGTAGCTATTTCGTGAGCCAGCTTATTCTTCTGGTCTTTGTCCTCGACAAACTTGCCAATTAAATCAGTAGCTGGGCCAATTAGTGCTTGTAACATTACCTTGCCTCTAACATAAGTTTAAGTTTTTCTATCTCTATTTCTAAATCATGCACCCTGGTTACAGTGTCTTGGACGCTTTTAGGTGGTTGAAACTCATCAATCCAGTTGTCGTTCTCCTCAACTTCTTCCATTGTTAGTTCCAGGTTGTGTTCAAGGAAACTAATGCGTTCTGTCAGACCAAAATAAACCCAAACACTGACCGCTGTAAAAGCAATCATGCTTATAAGATTCCGCAATGGAATTGTTATTTCGCTTGCTTCGTTTAACTTTGTCGCTGTTTGTTTCATTGGTTATCTCTACGTCCTCTTACCGCCGCCAACGCTTTATTAAATGAATAAAACTCCGCTTTATCTTCATCAAATAACTTAGGCGACATGCGCTTTGACTTTTGTTGCACCTCAGAAACTGGCAAGAACACTGCTTTCCTATGTTGATAGCCCACACAGCATAATATGTCATAGTCCTTAACACTCCCAATAATTTTATTCTGGCGTCCATGCCCAAACTGAAAATGGTAACACGGAAGGCGCTTGCCTTTCTGTAATAGTAGGCTCGCAGTCTTAACTTGTATCCTGATAAATTCATCATCTTTCCACGCTAGTAAATCAACTTTATCTTGCTGACAAGGAGACACCCGCCAGCCTAATGATAACACAATGGCTGCGGCATGATACTCACCGATAAGCCCTGTTGTCGTACTCATCCAATGCCAATCGCTTTTGCTGTTGATACCATCACTGTGATAAACAGCCCGATTACTACGCAAGCAAGCGCAAGGACAGCCAAGCCAATCTTCATGTTATCAATCATTTCTTGCTGGGAAAGCGCGGCTTCTCTACGCGCCTTGGCCTGGGCTTCCCTGGCCTCTCGTATTCTCTTAGCACGTTCATCTAATATAGACTGCCAAGTGCCAGCGCCAAATCTGTGGTCTGTTAAGCGCCTGACTTCAGCCACCTGTTCAGCAGCTAACCGTGCGTCTATCAGTTCCTTTGCAACACTCTCAACGCCAAACTGGTCTGCGATACCCATGCCGCCTTTCTTGTTGCTTGCGGCCTGGACTTGCTGTTGACCGTTAAGCAGCGCATCTATGTCGCCTGCAATAGCACTAATGTCCTTTGCAGTACCGAGGGCTGATTTAATCCCGTCCACACTTGCTTTGACAAGCGCGATGCCAGCTAATGCAGTGCTAATCGGTTCCATTAAGACAGCATACCCTTCTTCAATGTCTGACACCGCCATTTTTTAGGCATCAAACCGTCAGTCATTTCGCCAACGTCACGCCCCATTTCCATTGCACGGCGTTCACATGCAGCGCGGGTATCGTAGGGGCCGCGAGTGTCGTGAAATTCGATACAATCGGTAGGGGTCGCTATCGCGCAAGCCAGTACGATTGCCTTAAACATCTTTCCCTAGAAGCCTCTGAACGGTCTTAGTTTCCCAGATGCGTATCAACACCCAGATACCAGTGAACAGTGCCACAAAGTCAGGAACCATAGCCATCCAAGCGGCGACTGTGCCTGTGCCAGCAGCTACATCAACAATAACTTTGTTTTCCTCGTTCATCAGTCAGCATCTGCAATGGTTAGTGTGCCAGCATCAATCTTGGCTTGTATATCGTCAGGTAAACTGTCTTTATTTTCACGAAGCCACGCTTGAAACTCAGGGTCGTGTGCAAGACAGGTACGGCGCACCAAACCATCATCGTCTGTTCGTTGGTAGATTACATTACCATCATCATTTGTTTTCATAAAAGAATAAGACATTTACAACTCCGCACTTACGCCTAAATACCCAGAGGTATTCGCTATTCTATATACATATGTTCCGGTGGCACTGTTTAATGTGTTGAATGTAAGGTCTACATTTACACTTGTTTTGCTATCACCGGCTCTGATTGTTGGAACAGCACTACAAGCTGTTGTGGATTCATTACCCCACGCTGTGTAATGAGATGCCGTACCACTTTGGTCAATAGCTGTTGGCGCAGCCCTCATGGCAACAGGCAAATTCATAATCAACATAGCGAGAGTGTTACGATAAACGGCTCCTGCACCCAAATAGGGAATTGCAGTGTCATATTCTTGTCGGAAATAATACCGCTGACACTTAGCTAACGTAGTTCCAAAGTCCTCATGCTCAAACGGCGTGGCCTGTTCGCCTACTTCTAGTTGGACGCCAGTGACTGCCCAATCATTTGCGGTGCTGTCAAAAAAATTCACGTTATGCCCATACAAAAACCCTGCATTTGAATAGTTACTCCAAGAGGTGCTATCTGAACTTGTATAATTAGAACCCGCTGCTAACCCCCAATACACATACAGTCCAGCACCATTATCATTAGCAATGCCGCCGCCAGCCGTATCGCCAGCAAAAGTGATAGTTTTATACTCCCAAGTATCAGCAGAGCTAATTGTATAAGTAGCCGTAATTTGTCTACTTGTGCTATCTGGTTTGTATAAATTTAATCCCCACGTTCCTGTTTTATTAGATTTAACATAAAAAGATAACGTCAATGATTTTGCGGCAGAACTTCCATTGCTAATTTGTTGCAAATTTTGAGCTTCGATAGCTTGAGTAAAAGTAGAATACTCATCTGCTGCCAAAGCACTTTCAACGGTTGTACAATCTATTCTCCAAGACTTAGAAAACCCTGTTGGAGCCACAGAAGATTGGACGTATGTGTAAGCAGCATTATCCATATTTGCTACCGTAAATTGAAAACGGTCTATTGCATGGTATCCACTGGAAGCGGTTGCACTCGTCCCTCGCTGCGCCACCTGCATTGCACCATTGATGATGAGGTTTTTGTGTGGGAACGTGGCAAGCAACGCCGCATTTGCATTGGGCGTGGTTGCGCTTGCAATATCTCTTGCTCTAGTCATTATCCTGCCTCCAACGCTGTAATACGGGATTCTAATTCAAGTATGGTCTTACAAAGAAGTGGGACGAGTTTGGACTGGTCAATGCCTTGGTAATCAGGAACTGAACGTGTACCCATAACCGCCGCTGTGGTTTCACGCCACTGCTGGCCTTCTGCTAGTTCTTCTGGCTGTTCAACGTCAGTGCTATGGATAACTTCAGCAACCGCTGGTGTTACCTCGTTGCCATCCTCGTCAAGTACAGCCTCAATAGCTGGTGTGTAGATGTCACCTGTGGCTGCGCTGACTTGGTATTCTTCGTCACGCATTGCGTCTTTTTCGCCAGTGATAGCCTCTGGCACGATGTCCTGCACTTCATGGGCTAGGAAACCATCGACTGTGGTATCTGCGTCAGCGATAAAGTTAAAACGTGCTGGCTTGAGTTGTTTGAGGCGTGTGGTAGCATCCCAATTGTAATTTACATTATCTTTAATACGGTAGTCGGATGAAGTGTTGTAAGTGGTTGATGAACCAGATGAAACAACTGTGCCAACGATACCATTTACGTTAACAAAACCCAAATGTGAAAACCCGCCAGACGAAGCACCTCTGCCTAAAAAAATGCGTCCACCGGCTTCAATAGATACGCCCGTAGCACTTGCACTTCTGACAGTGGTTGTGGTGTCCACCAACAAGTTGCCGCTGCTGTCGATGCGCATTGCTTCTGCGCCAGCGGTGGCAAACTCCAACGCATTTACATCCGGTTCGTATATAATCTGACCATTAAATGCGCTTGTACTTCCTCCAAAAAACAGGCGTATGTCGTTTGTATCATCGCCGCCTTGAATACTTACATCTGTACTTGCACCGCTGCTCCCTTTTATATGAAGTAGGTCATGCGGCGCACTTGTACCAATGCCCACTTGTCCATCACACATAATAACAACTTGGTCAGATTGAGTGCTTCCAACATTTGATTGGAATTTAGCAATTGTTCTGCTTGATGTGCTAGTTGGGTGGTACGCTAATAATGCTTGATTTGCATCGCCAGCCGCACATTTTGCGGTTACGTTGCTGCCTGCATCTAAAAGGATATTAAAGTTAGTATCAATCGTTACATCAGTGCTTGCAGTTGCGTTTGTTATTGTATCAACCGCTAAACTGCCTGTTACTTGTGCGCCAAAAGAGGTGGTGGCGAGTTTTTGATTGTTGTTGTGGTAGAGGGTAACAGCGCCATTATTAACACAATTTACATAAAGCTCATCTGCCGCACTTTTTAATGTAATATTATCAGATGCTCTTATCTGTAAATAACCTGTCCCTACTTCATCAATAAAACTATTGAATCCACTGTGATAAATCTGCAAGTCCTGAGAAGCACCTAGCTGTATCTTCTCATTGTCACCCAGAGACAGCGCAGTTGCAGCGGTAAACGTACCGTAAGCCACAATCTCAACAATGTCAGCGGCTACAGCGGCAGAAGCCAATGTAACGCTGGTGCCATTGGTTGCTGTTACATCAGTACCAACAAGAAGCTTTACACCGTTAAGAAACACATCAACAAACCCAGCATCATACGTTGCTGGAAACACTGTTAAACTACCGTCATAAGACCCGCTACTTGTGCCTACTGTCCAAGCAAACCTGTTAGCTGTGCCGTTTACAGATGAACCAGCACTAATAAAGCCAGAAGAACCGTAGACCTTCATCAAGTTATTAGTTGTATCAAACCACAAATCGCCAATGTCTAGGCTTGTTGTCGGTGCGTTTGCTGACACACGGTATGTCTCAGCGAATGTGGTAGCCCCAGAAAATGTGCCACTATTAATGCCAGTCGCTACAGTGGCAATGTTATTTGTCGGGCTGATTTGACCAGCAACCGTGTTTACATTTGTCTGGTTAGTGCTTGTTAAGGTTAACTGCCGCCATTGTGTGTTGGTCAGGTCATAGACCTTCATAATGTCGTTAGTCGTATCGAAATATAAAGCACCATCAATCAATGCTGCGCCATCGTTATCAACGCTTGGGTCACTGCTTTTCGCCCCAAGGAACCTATCGTCAAATGTGTCTAATGCTGCTTCCGCTGCTGCCTGGGCGTTTGATGCTGCTGTTGCTGAACTGGCAGAGGCAGTGGCAGAGTTGGCTGAGTTGGTTGCCTGAGTAGATGCTGTTGATGCGCTTGTTGAGGCATTGCTGGCTTGGGTTGAGGCTGTTGATGCTGAACTTGCCGCCGCTGTTGCGCTACTCGCCGCTGCTGTTGCTGATGTCGTTGCTGACGCTGCATCTACTATCAAGTCCCATTTTGCACTATCAGTGTTTGTTGTAAGGGGCTGTGAACCGCTAGATGTATGTGCAGTCTTAGCTAAGAATATGTTATTTGTGCTGGTATCTTTTACTAAGTCACGAACAGCATAAGAAGTGCTTGCTGCCCAATTACCCTTGAATGTGCCTATTTCTTGAGTAACGCTAAGTTCACCACTAGCATCAAAGGACAATACTTTGTTAGCGCGGTCTGTTGCACCCACGGTAAACTCTGTGCTTGTTATTGTGTTTGTGGGAGATAGTTTTAATGACCGCCCAAGTTCTTCTTCAAGTTCCTGAGTAATTAGCGTCAGTTTGTCTAACGCATCCTCATGGCTTTCGGCTGGAAACGGGTCATTTGCTACATAATCTGTTAGCTGGGTACGGGCTGTATCTCTAATTAAAACAACAGTTTGTGCAGATGTAGGGATATTGCCTGATGTAAACGTAACATTGCCGCCGCTTGCACTACCAACACCCGATACAGTGTAATGCGTGGTTTTTGTCTTTGTAGTTTCAGCACCAGTCGCATCAGTACGAATGATAACCGTAATATCGTCATCATCAAATATCTTGAAACCATAAGCAAATTCGGTAGTGCTGCCATTACCGCTATAGCTGTTTTTGGTTGTGGTGCTACTAACTGTCATTTCAAACTCCTAGAGTATATATACCTTATTTTGATGGTTTAAGAAAGGTTGTTAAAACCTGACCGCTGACGAAGACGGTGGTAGCCAGTAATCTTGGTTGTACTCTCTTTTTATGCGGCGTTCAGTTCTACGCATATATCCTGGGTCAGCCATCTCCATCAACCCGTAAAAACCAAGGTAATTAACAGCCTGCTCAGTCCAGAACAGATTGGCAAATGGCGTATTACTTTTTATAAACCGTAAGTAATCTTTTGAATCTGCCTTCATCCTAGCTGTTTTAGATATTAGCGCCAAACCATCACTAAGCGTTCCTATAGAGGGGCCAAGCACAGTTTCTTGGAAAGACTGACCGTACCTATTATACTCAGCAAAAAGAAAATCCCCATAAATACCAAGGCCACCGCCACGGACTAACGCATCAATCCAGGCCTGCCCACTTTTAGGGTCTTTTGGTTCTTTGCCGCGCAACAAGTCTTTTGCTGCGCCTGACAGATAACCGAGGCCAGTGGTCGCAACCACAAGAGAGGCAACTGCTGCGCCTCCTTTTAAGCCACCGCCATACGCATTGAATTGCGGTAATACTTGTTTAGTGAGTACAGTTACAGGAAACGACTTAAACTGCCCAGCAAATCTAACAAACTCACCTAATGGAGTTCCCTTCTGTGTACCTAAAGTCATCATGGCGCGTTCTCTATCACCAACAGTGACCACGCCTTCGTCTACAGAATCATTTATCAAGCCCATTAGCTTTGAACGTAAATCGTCTTTAAATCCTAGACGCATATCATCAGTCACATTTAAAGTTTTAAGGCTGTCTCTTATGATTGGGTCAATAACTTCTGCTGATAAATCGTTGATTGCGTCAGGTGTAACAAAGTTTTCCCCATCAGCCGCCATTGTTTCTAAGTGTCTAAAGGTAGACCATTCATCGGCAGTAAAGTTGTACAATTCTAAGGTTCTCTTTGTATTGGCTGGTAATTTATCAAAGTCCACATTTCTATAGTTAGCCAACTCATTAGAGAAAACAGCAGCCATTCCATTTTTATGGCCCTGCGTCCAGCCAGCCAACAAATTTAACTTGTAAAACACTTTCTGCATTTCAGAGATTACCCCTGGAAGGTCGCTTACGCTATCACCAGCAATAGCGTGAATTTCTCCTAAATGTTGGTCAGTGTATATTTTTAGGTGCTTAATAACTTGCTTGCGTTCTTTAGATGCAAATCTATTAAGCAATCCGTCTAAGGCATGTTTGTGTGAACCAGCAAAACCTTTGCTTGTTTTTCTGTTAATGGTAGCGCCTTTAAATGCTACGTCACCAAACGCAGATATAACAGCACCCCCCAACTTTGCCATACCTTGTATTGCCCTAGTTGTGTAGCCAATTTTAGCTAAACTAATTCTTGCTGGAATATCCAGCCCACCACTTACAATACCAAACTGTGCGTCTGCAAATTTGCGGGAAAGCTCATCAACAATCCCTTCCTTTGACGCAGCGCGGTCTTGTATATCGTCCAGTATTTGCTGGTGCATTAGCTTTGGGTTTGGCCCTAGCTTCTCAAGTAAGGCTATGTTTCTGGCGTCGTATTCAAAACTTTTGTAAAGCCTTTCGTATAAACTTCCGCGCGAATATTTTTGCGCATACTCAAAAGCAGCCTTGCCATCTCTGAAGTGTATTTTCCTAGATGAGCTAAGTTTTTTAGCAATGTTTGCGGAAGAAGGCTTGCCTATCTGCGCCTCTGTAGTCTCGTCAGCAAAGTGGTGCCTGCCGGAAATAAACTCTTTATACTGCGTTTCCAGGTAGTCTTCGATGTCAGCCTTTGCTGTGGCCTTTGTAACGTCTAGGTTTTTGAATGTCCGATTCTGGTCAACCAGCTTTAAAAAGTCAGCCTTCCACTGGTCAAACCCAGCCCTGCGTATCATGTCTGAGTCATGGCTTTGGCGAACCAAAAAATCATCTCTGTCGCCAATATAAGCGCCAGCACGGTTTTTCCTTCCTAACCTAGCGTTGTTACTTTTGTCTATTGAATTAAATATTTCAGCAGCTTCTTTTGAAACCTTGCCATCGCTAACCATCTGACCTCGGTTATCAGGGGCTGTATAAGCGTACATAGTAATTTCTTCATCTAAGGTTCCGCGCCTAAACACATCCTCTAAGTGCGCACCTTTTTTATTTAAATCCAACTCAAAAGAAGCAGCGTAGTCTTTATGTATAGCACCTCTTAAAGTCGATACACTGTCACGCGAACCGACAGTCATTTTAGAATTTCCTGTTAGGTACGCATTGTAACCATCTATTTCATTAGCCGACTTACTGATTGCAGCGGTTATATTTGCCCTATGTTTAGCCCTTAGCAGCGCTTCTTTTTTGCTTTGCAGCGCAACAATACGCATTTCACGCACAGTTTCACGCGCAACATCAAATGCCCTATCTAAATCATTCTGCGACTTTGGAGACTTTTGTTTTAATTGGCGGTCAAAATACTTGACCATAGTTTCCGCTTCTTGATTACTAAGCTGCACACCTCTGTCTGTTGCTTGTTGCAGCATCAAGTTCATACATTTTTTGCTTGCCACTACCCTACCCCTTTATAACGCAGCTTGCGCCAGCAAACGCAATCTCGTCCATATTTTCTGAACGCTCAACAATAGAAGTCCAACCATCCAATTCTACCAACACATCATCGCCAATCATTTTGTTGTCAGCCATAGCCTTAACCTGTTCCTCAAGAGATTCAATTTCTTGGTTAAACCTAGCAATTTCTGCATCAGGCGTTGCAGTGCCGCGCTCATACGCCAGTGCTTCAAATTCTATTTCTTCTAAAGTAGGGGTATAGCTTTCTAAGCCAGAAATCTCTTGGTTAATAGAACGAACTCTAGCAACCTCTGCGTTCATTTCCTGTTCAGTAACACCTGGCCCCTTAGAAACCTCCAACTCTATAGCCTCGTCTGCTGTGATAGCGTTTTCAGCAATATTTATTTCATCAAACAATTCCTCGTCACTAAGGCCGCGTGGGTCTATCCCTAACTCAGCAACGCGTTCCTCTAAGTCTGAAGCCTCCCTCCAAGCTACGGCTTCGGCGTCAAAATCACTAAACCATTGTTTCGTTATCGCGTCTGTTTCAACAGCATTTACAAATTCATCTGGGTCAACTTCAGTATTATAAGTGTCGATTTTTGAAGGAAAAAAACCTTCCTCTTGCGCAGCTTTTTTCATGTCCTCTAGGTCAAGACCTTTGTTGTTTAGAACGCGAAAGCCAACTGTATCTAGCCTGTCAGCTAAGTCTGAAACACCAATACTCTTAGGGTTTATGCCACCTTTATTTCTTATGAAGTTAGTCAAATTTGTTGTTGGCTTTTTCTTTGCCGCTGCTAGCGTTGGTGGTAAATCCTTGCCTTTACCTGGCACTTCTAAAGGCGGTTCGTCTGCTAATTGCAGCAGTCTGTTTGTTTTTATATCGACTTCGCGCTTATACTCAGTGCGTAGTGCGGGGTCAGTCTTTAACACTGCCTCTACACGAACAGGCTCACCGTTTGCAGTTTGTGCAATAGCAGACCTGTATGCTTGCACAACCGTTTCTGGCGTTGAGCGTGAAAACACATCTGTTAGCTTGCCGCCAACACCAGTAACCGTTCCACCAAGTATGCTTCCGGCAGTTACATTTATAAATGCGTCCATAAGGCCATAATCAGGGTCTTGTTCAAAATAAGAACCAGGCAAAGCTACGCCTGCTTCAAAAGCAAGCCCAGCCAACCCAGCCTCGCCAGCACCAGCAGCAACCCGACCCGCTGTAGCCCCATATTTTGCAGTAATACCAGACACAGCCCTTGCTGAAGCTGCCCGTGCAGGCGCGTACAAACCAACTGCCAGCGGTGCAGCAAAAGCTATGCCTACGTTTACAGGGTCAAAAATACTTCCGACTACGCTAGCGCCAAATCTTGCTGCACTTGTGCTAAAGTCTCTCTGCGCACGGGATAAGACTAAATCCCTTTCATACCTTCTGTCATGCGCCTCTGCTAAAGACCTAGCTACACTTTCGCGCACCCCTGTATTTGGGATGCTTAATCCATCTCTAAAATATTGGCTTTCATTGTATTCGTCTTTTGTAAGGACACGCTCATCATAAAATTGCCTAGAAATGGCACTGCCGACACTACTAAGTTTTTGCACACCAAATGATGTTGCACCAAAAAACTCAGCACTTAAAACATCTCCTGTGCTTGCTGGCGTGTACTGAAAGTAGTTATCCACATGCGACTTAGAAAAGTTCATTTGCGGGTAGTAAATATTCATCAAAATGTCTCAACATCAAAAGCGTCTATTTCAGCGCTAGGACGAATAGGTGCGGCAGATTTGCCTGCTTGAATCTTCGCCTGTTGCGCTGCTTGTATGCTAAGTATTTCAGACAGACTCTTAGAAATAGGCTCTGCCTCAGAATCAAATACCGCCCCGCCATTCCTGTCTACCAAAATAGCTTGAGAACCATCACTGCTAATAATCCACCCAAAACCAGTCTTAACTTCAGTTAGATATTGGTCTTTTTCCATGTCGTATGTTTTTTCAACTTTGGCGTATGGGCTAGACCTATAGTAAACATCATCAACACCCAATTTAGCTACAGCCAAGTTTAGCCTTTTCTCAATGAAGTCAGCATCATTCTGCAAGTATTTTGGGAGTCTTAGGCTTGTGCCTTTATTAGGAAAGGTGTCTATGTAAGAATATCTCTCATCAAATATCGTAGCCGCTTGGTCAATGTAGCCTTGGATATTAGTGGCATCCACTTTGTTGTCGCCACTTAAACTTTTGCCATCTTCTTGTATTAAAAATACAGCCAAATTGCTAATCATATCTATATGCTGTTGACGCGCATCCCTCATGCCCTGGGTATCGGCTGCGGCACTTCTTATGGAGTCACCTTGAAAGTCAACAAACAAACCGCCAAGCATAGAGTTCAAGTGTTTCTTTACTTCACCATTAGTGCGCACTTGTTCATTTAATAAGTCTCTGTTCTGGGGCGTCACGCTTATCTTGATGTTCCCAGGCTGTGCTGAACTAAGTAGTTGCTTGGACATAGGTGCGTCTGGTGCATTTGCTACATAATTAAGGGCTAACTTAAATTCACCCGCCCTTAACTGGCGCATTGCAGCCGCTTCAACCTCTGGCCTAACAGGGCTGTCTGGGTCTGAAGATATGCCGCCAACCGCCGCCAATGCCGCTGTGACATCCTCTGGGGTTTGGGCTTGGCTAATAGCGTTACTAAATGTATTGACTTCTGCTACAGTAAAAACTTTTATCTGGTTGCCTCTTAAACCCATTTCTGACTGTGCAGTTATTATCTGGTCTTTTGTCGGCCCCTTTGTTGGGTCAGACACATTTGGGAATTTACGCTTAAAGTTTTCTACAACATAACTGGCAGGGTCAGCAGCTATTAACTCTTTTCTGCGCGTCATAGCTTTGTCAAACATTGACACTTCAAGCTCACGCTGTCTTGCCAAATCAGTTCCAGCGGCAGCGCGTGATTGGCTAGAAAGTATATCTCTTTGGTCAGATATTTGTTTGGGAGAAGCGAAAGTTAAGTTATCGACCACATCAAAAGTAGTTGCAGCAACTGATGCTTGCAAATCTACATCATTTGCCAATTCATATTGACCAGTTTGGCGTAGTGCATTTGAAGCGGCTGCTGCTTTATCTGCACCCTTACCTGTGGTTCGGATAGATGCCAAAGCATTTTCAGCGTCAACTTTAGCTTGGGCTGTTAGCGGGCCTTTAAGGTAGCTGATGTGGCTCTCATAAAGATTAGCAATCTGCCCAATTTCAGCAGCGGTGCGGCCTTTGCCGCGGCCTTCACCTTTTAGTGTTCTTTCTTTTTCGCCTTCAAAATATGAAATGGATTTGTTTGTGTCTGTTGTTTCTGATAAAATCTCACGCTTATCTATCTCAAATCCAACAGAATCTATTGTCCAGCCTACATTTAGCCCATCGTTATTGGCGTCCAAAATTAAGTTGTTTATGTCACTCATAATCTCTGGACGTAGACCTTTATTTGACACAGCCTCATCTATATAAACGCCAATGGCGGTTTGTGCCTGGTTTTTTCTTTGGGCTTGTTGTTGAGTAAAAACCTTTGCCCTGCCGATTGCCAATTTGCTATCTATGGCGCGTGATAAATTATCTTTTACAAATGCCCTTTGGCTTCTTGTTAAATCAGTTCTGGAATCAATGTCAGCTATAGCGCCTTTTTTAAAAGCGCCTGCTTCTATGTCAAACCCACTGACGGTGCTGCTTTTGGGGTTATCAATTAACTGTTGTGCCTGAGGAACGTAGTTAGATATGGCTTCGTTTTTTGCTTCGCCAGCTTGCGCCTTTTTCTCAGCCATGCCAAATTGGTTGGCTATATTACTTACAGTTTCACCAAGACTAGCCATAGCCCTACCTGGCGCTTCAAAAGCAGCACTACTTGCGCGTTGACTTAGCTGCCCTGTTGCTAGCCCCACTCTCGGCCCTTGGCCTTTGTTGTAAATTGGTATTCTCATGCCTTACCCCATAAGTGAGGCAGCTTTAGAACCGCCTTGTAACAATGATTGATATGACTGTGTTTTTAAAGATGATGCACGGGCGCGACCCTCTGCGCGGGCTAACGTGGCTGATGCCTCGGCTGCGGTCTGTTGCACATCGCTGGCATACTGCACACGCAGCGCATCCATCTCTGTGTTGAAGTAAGTGTCTGCCAGTGCCTGCATTGGACTTCCAGACATTTGAACACCTGATGCCGCTGTAGCAACCGTCTGTGTAGCTATAAGTCTTTCTGACTGCTGGCGTAGGTTAGCTTCCTCGTCTACCTTTTCACGGGCTTGGAGAATAGCCTCGTTTTCCATGACCTTTGCATTGTATTCAGCAGTTTGCTTGGCAGCTTTTGCCGCGGCCTGGTTGCCCTTGAAACCCATAATGCCGCCAGTAACGGCTGCGGCGGCAGCTAGTTCAACACTCATTACGTCACCCTTGCCATGCGGTAGTAATCGCTACCGTCTGGCCCAAACTTATGCATAATACCTTCATTCTCAAATCCCATCCATGTGGCGAATCTAATCGCCTCTGGGTCGCCCATGTGAATACTAGCCTGGACGCGATGCAAACCTGTTGTTGCCAGTATACTACTAAACAACGTCTTAGCATACCTAGCCAGTGATAGCTTCCATTTAGGCGCATGCTTTGACAGGATAACCCAGCCCTCCCCGACACCAGGCCACATCTCATGTATGCCACCAACAGCAACAACGTCCTTGTCGCCCATGATTGCATAGCCAATCACTTGCTGCCCGTTGTCAAATGCAGCCCTCATGCTTTCTGGAAAGTCAAAGTCAGTCTCAATGCTGTTAATAAGACTAGAGTTAAATGGCACAATCCTAAGCATCGAAAGTATTTGACCTCCGCATGATTGCCAGCACTGTCATAGGTAATGGTTGTGATTGCCGTACAATAACTCGCGCATCAGTCTCGTATCCAGATGGGAAGTATATTTCTTTATCGCCCGTAAACAACGGCACAGCTTTATCCATAGCCATGCTACTGTCGCGGAACGGCAATCTGTCCAGGTTGTCTGTATCTGGCCCTAGTTCTGCACCGACTGTGTTAAAGAACCTCGCTGTCACCCCATGGATACGCTTTATCTTACCTTGCGAAACGCCATCATCAGCGCCAGCCTCTAGCCTTAGTGTCTCCACGGTTGAGGAGTATGAATAGCCTACATGCACCTTTGATGCTGTGCGGTCTAACGTAACTGCGCCAGCAGATACTGTTCTGTCTGGGTGGGTAGCACCATCAGCAAGAATAGATACAACTTGACCCTCTAGGTGGTTCAAGCCTGTAATTGTGCTGGTAGCTGTGCTGTCGTAGGTAAGGCCACTGTCTACAAAAAACGCATCAGCCACATCATCGCCAAACTCAATAGTTTTAATAAACTCAATGTGGCGCACTGTACTACCATCAATGGTACGTTTGACAGATACATAAACCTGGTCTTCTGCGCCTGATGGAATGGCAGTTACACTCTCAACAATTCCGCTGCCGCCAATGGTGTGGTCATGCCATCCAACAGCAGCATTTGCACGGTCATAGGTAAGACCAACTAAACGCCCGTCATTATGCACAAACCATAAAATTAACTCTGGTTCCTGTTGCCATACCATATCAGTAAGACCGCCGCGCGGGATGTGGTCTGCTAGAATTGTTAAATCTATTCCCAACAATCCGTCAGTGTCCAAGTCAAATGTAATCTCTTTTACTTTCTCTTGGCCTTTCTGAATAAGAATAGTGCTGTTACCAGCGCGAACTGGTCTAATGTCTGATGTTCCAAATGTTGTTTCACGCAGCACGTTTACGTTTGTAGGTGTAACTGGCTGGGAACCTGTGCCGCCTGATAGTGTAAATTCCGCGCCTGTTGTTAAAACTTGCAAAAATCTAGCTGGCAATAGATGCCTAATAACATTAACGCTGTCAGATGCAATCGTAATGTTTACCGCGTCATCATCTAGTATGCCTGGGGTGTGGTTTTCAAAATCTGCTGACACACTGCCAAATATTGTCTGTGGCTGGCCCGTAGTGCCAGCAAAGTATAATCGTTGCTCATAGAAGCCAACAGCCCGTGGGAAGCCCTGGTCGCCATTAAATGCACCCAATGACCACAGTTTAGTCGCGTTACTAGAGCCAACCGCATGTTCTGGCAAAGTTGAAATGCCAATCGCGTTAGTTTTTACTGTAGCTGTAACTACTGTCGCGCTTGTAAATCCTGTGATTACGACATAACCATTAGCGTCATGCTGGTATGTCCATGTTAAAGCGCCGTACACCTCGCTGCCTTCAAGATGGACAGGTGGTGTATTACCAGAGGTTTGTGTGCTGCCAGTGGTGTGTTTATAAACATGCCCGTTGAAACGAACTTTTACATTATTAGCGTAGCTTTTTGACGCTTCCCATTCATCATAATGAACTTCTAACACTTCTCTAAAACGTATGTACCTACCAACATCTGTGCTAGCAAACAAACTTGCAGAGGCTGTTATTGTTATTCCAGAGCCTGTTTGTGCCGAAGCATACAAAGTTGTCGTGGTGTCATTCTCATCAAGGTATGGCCCATCAACAAAATCAATGTCAGCTATCGTAAAGCTCGTTGCTGTCGTTCTTGTTAGCTTTGCTGGCTCATGGCTTTTGTGCGCCAGGTAAACAACATCAGCAGATTGCGTATAATTTAATTCAAATACTTCTGTGGCGCTGTAAGTCGTAGTAACTTCTACAATCTTACCAGCAGTGCCGCCGCTTGTGTAAGTAGTAAAGCCAGTGCTATTTACGCCCGATAATGCAAACGTATTTGTAGCAGTGCTGGCTACAGTAAACTCTCGGTTGTTTAGTTCAGTCATACCAGCAACTGACTTGATAAACACCCTGTCTCCATTAGAGAAGCCATGACCGTTAGATGTTACAACTGCTGGGTTAGCCTTGGTAATTGCTGTAATTGTTTTTGCGGCCTCAGTAAGTAAGCCACCATCCTTGTAGAAACGGATATAGTTTGCACCCATTTCTAGGACATACGCTTGCTCATCACTGAACTCAAAGTTCATCAAACGAACCTTGCCACCGTCTTTAGAACGCCCAGCAAAGAATGTACCTGGTCTGCGCGTTACACCGCCAGATGGGTACACCAACATATTGTTTAGCGTTTGCGCAGCCTCGTTGTATTTCTGTAAATCAATACGGCCTTCTAGCTTTGGCGATATTTCACCAGCGCGGAAGTTGGTGATGATGCTGGATACACGGGCCATGTTACAACCTAAAGTTAGTAAAGGTGTCTGCGATTGGCTGTTCTGGGTATCCTTCCATAGCGTCTATTGATTTGGCCTCTCGTAATCTTTGTTCGTATAATCCCTGCATACCCTGCGCCAGAGTAGAACTGCCTGTAACTCCATAAGCAATTTCAGCAGCCAAGCGATGCGCTATTGTGGAAGTTAGCAAGGAATCATACTGTTCAGTATCAGCCTCGCGGCCTATGTATATAATATTGCAGACATTCTCATTAGACAAAATCTTACGGCCCTCAATCTTGTACATGACATTGCTGTCATAAGCTGCAATCTCGTTGTTCACACTGGTATCCCAGAACGACAACAACCGCAAACAGTACGGGTCTGTTGGTAAAGTGTACTGGAAGTTAAAACCAAATGCCGGAGTGTCAGTGTCTTGAGGCAATGATTTTCTGGTGACAGCTACGTTCCAGGGATGTGCGCGTAGAACTGAGTCACGGATTAACTCAAAGTTTCTGTTACAAAGCCTAGCTTCTTTAGAGTTTTCTGTTAGGGCTGTAATAGTAGCAGCGCCTAGCAAGTCTAGTGATTGGTTACATATGTCAACAACTGATGGCATGGTTTACTAGCCTTTCAACTCTAATCAGTACGCCCTTGCTTAAATTCTTCTCGCCGCCCATAACAGGGCCACGTTTCCTATATGCTTCTCTTGCTATAATCTTTAACTTATCTGTTGGTAACAATACCACAGTTTCATCATCAAGTATAAATGCCCAATGTGTTGCTTGTGTTGTAGCTATGCCACTTGGTTTGTTTCTACAAAAAAACTCCACAAACACATTTCCCGTCCGTGAAGCTACAAAATCCCTTTTTACCTCTATAGTGTTTCCACTGAGTATGCCGCCTAGCCATTGTTCAGCTATCTGACCTACTTCTAAATCCCAGCGGAAGTCTCCGCACGGCTTCATCATATCCCCTCCAAAAATGTATGGGAGGCGGCAGAACCGCCCCCCACATTGTTTAGTTTACAACGTACTGGATGACAAAAGCCATGTCACCACCAGTTCCACCTGTCGCATTGAAAGTTGCGGCAACATAGTAGAACCCGCCTGGGTCAGAACTATCACCAGCCATTGTGTACATCTTCTGGCCTGTAGTGTTTAGGTCAGCGGCCTCATAACGAAGCTCTGCTAATGCTGCACCATCGGCAACAGAAGTAGCAAAGAAGTCCTCGTCCTTAACAGCGCCAGCATCTGTGTAGATACCAACATTGTATGTGCAGCTTCCACCTAAAGCATCTGCGCCTACTTGCAAAGATACAATGGATGCGTTGCTTGGAATCGGTGCAAGCATAACGATGTCATCGTCAGTGCTATCACCAGCAGCCAAGGCTACGTTTCCCTGAGCCACACGGATTACGCCGTGCAGTTCCTGGGCATCGTTAGCGACTTGAGGGGATGCCTCAAGATTCGCTACTAAGTCTGAGTTTTTAGTAGTCATCTTTTAGCTCCTATTAGTCAGGGGTTTCGTCACAGAAGATTTGGCAAAC